TGGTTCTTTAATAGAAGATAGTAACGCTGGTTCAGTAACACCATTAACAGTTAAAAATACAAGTACAAATGCTGCTTCTGAAGCAAGAATAGAGTTTAATCAAGGTGGTGTATCTCATGGATATATTACTTCAAGTTATAACTCTAACTCACCGTTTATGGCTTTTAGTGTTGGTTCAGGAAGTGCTGAGAAAGCAAGAATTGATAGTTCAGGAAATCTAATTGTAGGTGGTACTACTGCTAGTTCGACTGTACTTGATGGTACTGGTGCAGCAGGATGTGTTTATATTGGTAACTCTTCAGAACTATATCCAGCTTTAGCTTTAGAATCTTCACAAAGAGCATATATTCTTTATCAAGACTCAGGTGGTAAATTACAAATTTATGATTCAACCTCAAATGATGTACGCTTTGC